AGGCGGGTATTCAGGCGCTGATAGAAATTGACCTGGGCTTCCGCTTCGTCTGCTCGTTCTTCTTCGATATCTGTCTGTAGTTCGGACAATCGCCCACGCAGAATCAGAGAAATGATCAATCCAAGAGCCGCCAGAAAACCGATGATTTTATCCACCATTCGCCTGCACCTTCGTTTTTTCTGTATGTTCTCTGGCGACCCACGCAGCGAGTAATCCGGTGACGGCCAGCCCGAATTCCGTGCCGCCAATCACTGGCGCAACTCCCCACGGGGTTTGCATGCCACCCGCGAGAAATTTCACGATAAGTACCGCGATACTGAGTGTCACGAAAAACAACGTGATGGATTTTTGACCGCGTCGATCGCGAAGAGCACAACGATTAATCATGTGGACTCACCCAAATATTTTCTGCGTGCGGGGTATAAAATCTCTCCAGCCAATCCGCGACATCGAAGCCAGGACAGGTTTTTCCAGAATACAGATCGCGATGACCGACGATGCTGTCGTCACGAATTGCAAAGCGTTCGGACAAGTGATCTACGAGCAATGTCAGTGAACGCCACTGCGCCAATGAAAATGCATCAGTGCCGATCATGCAGATTCCGACCGAATTCTGATTGTGGCCACGGACATGCGCGCCGGTTTCGGCAAGCGGACGCCCGGCCACGACATTTCCATCCAGTTCAATCACAAAGTGATAGCCGATATGACGCAGCTCAGGAACAGGACGATATGCGGGGAACCCGTCGTCGAAATCGATCGACATATTTCGTTTAAATCCGCGCTCAGCATGCCAGTCGTCGATGTCGTTGGCAGTGTGCTCAACGCCGTTTGTGGTCGCGGCGCAGTGGATGACGATCGTGGTTATCTCAGAATCTGTGCGTAGTTTTCCCATTACATGGCCCCATCCTCGTCATTTCGTTGATCAGCTTCGATGGTGAGACTATGAAGGACGTAGCGGAGAAGATCTTTTAAAGCCCTTTAAGATTTTAATTTGCGGGGCATCAGTACACTGATAGTACGTACTTTAGAGAGATCGTCTCATGGATTTTATTGAATCTATCAAGGGTTGGTGGCCGTTGATCATCCTGTTGATGAACGCGTTTTTTCTGTGGATTGCATGGTCGTTCCGACAAGCAACAGTTAGTCGCCATGATTTTGAAGAATTCACCAAGTCTCTATCGACGTCGATTAATACCCTGGATAACGACGTTCGAGACAGATTAACTGAACAGGATAAGCGCATATCAACCGTAGAGGCGGTTGTGAAAGGCCAGCCCGGCCACGACGATCTGAAAGATATTTATACCCGGATGAATGGCATGTCCCGAACCCTATCGAAAGTTGAGGGCGCTACTTCAGCGATGGCCAACCAAACGGGCGTTATATATCAGCACCTGCTGAGTCAAAAAGGAGATGGTAAATGAACTTCGGAAACTTGGTCGCAGAGCATCAGCGCCTGCTGATTCTACAGATGTTGGAACAGGACGCTGGCTATTCGCATAACGAAGCCGTGCTGAAGTCTGGTCTCGCAGCAATGGGACATGCAATCAGTACCGCAGCGCTGCATTCAACCATCGATTGGCTAAGCGATGCGGCACTGGTCACATCTGATGACGTTGAAAGCGTTGGCAAGGTCGTGAAAATCACGAGCCGCGGCCTAGACGTAGCGTTGGGTCAAACGGTTGTTACCGGCGTTGCCCGACGCGTGCCGGGAGTATGACATGGGCCGACAGTCATCTATTAAACAGCTCGCACCCGACATCGTTGAAAAGCTGAATGAGCTGCTACGCGACCCCCGTATTAACCAGTTGGATGCAACCGATCAGATTAATGCGCTGCTCGAGGAGCGAGGCGAAGACCCTGTCAGTAAAAGCGCGGTCAATCGCTACAAGCTCAGCATGGACCAGGTTGGTAAGGCCATCCGCGAGTCGCGTGAAATGGCCGAGATCTGGATCGGCAAGCTGGGCGCAGCTCCACAAAGCAAAGTGGCCAACCTGACATCTGAGATCATTCGTAACTCACTGATCGACCTGTCCCTGGCTATTCAGAAAATCACCATGGGTGAACACGACCCTGAAGTGATTGCAGGTGCGGTGAAGATGATTAAAGACCTGTCGTACTCGCACGAAAAACTCGAAAAAGCCGTCAGCGAAACCACCGCTCGTGAAGCGAAAATCAAAGAAGCCGCACGCAAAGAAGCGCTGCAAGAAGCCGCCGAGAACGCCGAAAGCGCAGCACGGGCACAAGGCATGGACGAAGACCAGGTCACGTTCTGGCGCAACAAAGTGTTGGGTGTTTAATCATGGCCGTCAAGCCGTTGGGCGATACTGTACGCTGCGTTGAATGGGAAGAACTGCCCGCGCGGGCGCGTGAAATTCCTGACGGTTTCGACCCGTCGGCTGACGGCGTATTGATGCAGCACCAGGTGGAGTGGTTACGAATCCCTGCACCTATTAAAGTCTGTAGTAAGGGGCGTCGTACTGGTATTACGTTCGCAGAAGGGCTTGATGCACCGCTGACTGCTGGTGCAACGAAAGAAGCCGGTGGCATGGATGTGTATTACATCGGTGACACAAAAGAAAAAGGTCTGGAGTTCATCGGCTACTGCGCGAAGTTCTCTAAGACCATCGCTCAGGCTCAGGCTGGCGGTATATCAGAGATTGAAGAATTTCTGTTCGAAGACCAACAGGAAGACGGCACCACTAAACACATCACCAGCTACCGAATTCGGTACGCATCCGGTTTTAAAATCGTCGCGCTATCAAGTAATCCGGCCAACATTCGTGGTCTCCAGGGCAAGGTAATTATCGATGAAGCGGCGTTCCATCGGAACGTGGCGGCGGTGATTGATGCCGCAACCGCACTGCTGATTTGGGGCGGTCGCGTTTCTATTATCAGTACGCACAACGGTCGCACCAACGCATTTAACAGCCTGATCAAAGACATTCACGATCAACGCTATGGCGACAGTGCCGAGGTGTATACCTGTACATTCGATGATGCTGTAGCGAATGGGCTATACGAACGTGTCTGCATGATGAAGGGCGAAAAAGCGACGATCGAAGGTAAGGCTAAATGGTACGCCACGATCCGTAACGCTTACGGCCCTCGTAAGGCGCAAATGCGCGAAGAGCTGGATGCAATACCGCGAGACGGTACCGGTACCAGCATGCCTGGCATCTGGATTGATAACGCCATGCCAAGCGAACCGTATCGACCAGTCGTTCGACTGAAGTTAGCAGACGACTTTGCTACGAAACCGGTCGAAGAGCGTGAGTCCTGGTGCGATGACTGGATTAAAAAATACATCGACCCGGTGCTCGCGCTGAGCAATCCAGAGCACCTTCACGTCTATGGTCACGACTTTGCACGTCACCGCGACTATTCCATTTTCGCGCCACTAGCGATCGAACCAGGGCGGCATCGTTATTGCCCGTTTGTTCTGGAAATGCACAAGGTACCAACCCGGCAGCAAGAGCAGATCATCTGGTACGTCCTCGACCGGCTGCCGCGCTTTTGCGGCGGTGCAATGGATGCGACCGGCTCTGGCGAAACGCTGGCGGAATATACGGCTGATAAGTACGGCAGCGGCATGATCGCTCAGGTGAAGTTGAATCGCGCCTGGTACGGCAGCTGGATGCCTAAGATGATTCAGCAATTTGAAGACGGAACCATTCAGTTACCGAAAGACCAGGATCTCGCTAATGACCTGCGAGCCGTTGAAGAAATCGACGGCATTCCAATGGTCGCGAAGCAGCGCAGAAAAGATTTGAAAGATCCCGACACGTATCGTCACGGCGACTTTGCACCAGCGCTGGCACTGGCGGTATTCGCCAGCATTGAAATGCGCCAGGGCCCGGTCGAAGTATCGAGTCGCCACCGAAGAAAGTCGGGCGGTTTATTAGAGGGTTATGATGCATGAATAACGGAATCTGGGTGTCACCCAATCAATTTGTTCAGTTCGCTGAAAAGAACGATCGCCTGACTGATCACATCGTCACACGCGATCGCAGCCCGGATTTTTCCGCGCTGGGCAGTTACCTTCCGAACCCCGATCCGATTCTACGAGCGAAGGGAAAAAGTGTTGAGATCTACCGCGACCTGCGCAGCCATCCTGCCGTCGGTGGTGCGATTCGTCGACGTAAAGCGGCGGTCACGGCTCTGGAATGGCGGCTGGATCGTGGCAAGGCGACAGCGCGGACCGAATCGAACATTAAAGCGGTGTTGGACGACATTGATATGGTGCAGCTGTTCCGCGACGTGTTAGAGGCACCTTTATATGGCTATCAGCCGATTGAGGCGATCTGGGCAAAAGGCCGGCGCTGGACTACACCAGGTGAACTGATCGCCAAACCGCCTGAATGGTTTGTGTTCGGTACCGAAGGCGAGCTGCGGTTCCGCAGCCGTCAGGCCATGCTGGCTGGTGAGGAGCTGCCGGATTATAAATTCTTGCTACCGCGCAACGATGCGACCTATCAGAACCCGTGGGGGGTTGCCGACATGGCAATGGTCTTCTGGCCCGCTACCTTTATGAAAGGCGGTCTTCGCTTCTGGGTTCAGTTCGCTGAGAAGTACGGCACGCCGTGGCTGATCGGTAAGGTTCCACGCAATACAAAGCGGTCGGTGAAAGATGCGCTGGCGGGCGATCTGGAGGCCATGATTCAGGACGCGATCGCGGTGGTACCGGATGATTCATCAGTCGAGATCGTCGAAGCTGCTGCCAAGACCGGCGCAGCCGAAGCGTACGAAAAGCTGCTGATGTACTGCCGCTCTGAAATCAGTATCGCACTACTGGGCCAGAACCAGACCACCGAAAGCAACAGCACCAATGCCAGCGCCACCGCTGGCCTTGAAGTGGCAGACGACCTGCGCGACGACGATGCGGCCCTGGTAGAAAGTACGGTCAACACACTGATCGAATGGATCATGTACGCCAACGGCATCAGCGGCCCAGCGCCGAAGTTCGAGATGTTCGAACAGGAAGAAATCGACGATACCCAGGCGAAGCGCGATGAAACCCTGAGCCGGGCCGGTGTGAAGTTCAGTAAAGCCTATTGGATGCGATCGTATGACCTCGAAGAAGACGATATCGAAGAATCAGATGCGTCTACGTCGACGGATCTGCCGTCGGTACCGGATGTGAATTTCTCTGAAGGCGAGCCCGAGGATATCGGCAAGCGTATCGATAATCTAACCTCCGAGCTGATCAAGTCGTCGGCGGAACCGCTTCAAGACTGGACCAGCAGAATTCAGCGCATGGCGGCCAGCGCTGAAAGCCTCACCGATCTGCACGAGCAGCTCATCAACGGATACGGAAATTTACCAGACGTATCTATGCAGGCCGCGCTGGACGTGGCATTTACAGTTGCGCAGGCTCGAGGAGCAGAAGACGTTGCACGTGAAGCCGGCCAGAATCTACTTATGTTTGCCGAACCAGGCAACGCATTCTATGAGCAGCTCGCAGCGCTGCAGGTACGTTTGCGCAACCTGGTACCAACAGAACGCTGGAGTGACATTCAGCGATCGGCGCACGATCGCGCGTTTGTAGTTGCAGGGGCAATGAAGGCTGACCTTCTGAACGACCTCGCCACAGCAGTGACCAAAGCGATCGAAACGGGCGGTACCATCGACGAGTTCCGAGCGGACTTCGATCGCATCATTGAGAAAACCGGCTGGTCGTACACAGGCGAGAAAAACTGGCGTACACGCACCATCTATTCCACCAACATGAAGTCGACATACCACGCAGGCCGACTGGCACAGCTCAACGACCCAGAGCTGAAGAAAGTCGCGCCCCTGCGCATGTATCGACACGGCGGCAGCGCAGAGCCACGCCTTGAACATCTGAAGTGGGACAAAACCGTACTGCCAGCAGACCACCCATGGTGGCGCACGCACTACACGCCAAACGGGTGGGGCTGCTCTTGTTATGTGATCGCCGTATCTGAAGAAACTGCCCGACGCATGGGCGGCAACTTCGAAGAGCCTGCACCGGATCTGGATGGCGACATCGATGACGGCTGGGACTACGCACCTGGTGCTAGCGTCGATCAGGAACTGCGACAGATTGCTGATACCAAACAGATCAGCCTGCACGAGACGCTAGCGACAGCCTTCAAGCTGGCGTTGGTTAAAGCACTGGGAGAGAGATTCCTGTGAAGATAGAAGTAAATAGCCGTGAGATAACGTCAGCGCTGGATGCATTGCAGAACGCGATCGGAAATGTCGATCCAGCACTAAAAGAGATCGGTGAATATCTGATTGATTCAACGAAACAGCGCTTCAATGACTCTGAAGCGCCGGATGGATCCAGATGGGAAGACAACAGTCCAGTGACGCTGCTCAACTACGCCAGCCGCTTCAAAACGAAACGCGCTAGTCGAATCAAAAAGAAGAAGCCCGGCATTGGCGAGACCAAACAACTCAGCACTCAGATTTTCTACCAGGTGGCAAATGGCGAACTGGAGCTCGGATCGCCACTGAAATACGCGGGCACGTTCCACTACGGTGCGAAGAAAGGCCAGTATGCGAAGCGTACTCCGTGGGGCGATATTCCAGCTCGTCCATTCTTGGGTCTATCCGACGACGATCAATCAACACTTTTGGGCATCATCCGTGCCCACTTCGCTCTTACATAGATTGCAATAGATTTGCAGAAGCGTTCCCGATACTTCCCGATCGTTCCCACTATATCCCGCATTTATTGCACACGTCTCTGTGGTTTTATCTCATTGGTGTTCAACCAGGGGCCACATCAACAACGTCGCCTGTTAGAGCGCGTCAGCGCCCTGAAAGAGGAAGCCACCCGGGATGACAGTGTGGAAGATTTTCCCGTCAGTCAGTTTGCTGGTCGTATCCACGAGCGCCTGACGTCCGGTGAAGACAGTTTCTGGGCCTCCTTTACCGCCTCTCAGGACTTTAACGTCGCCGCAGCACGCTATCGCGCAACCTATGATTACCCGGGCACAGGTACCTTCGCCTATGAGCTGAAAGCCGTCAGTACGACAGCTGCAGAACGTCGTATCGGCTATGCCGAAGTGGACACAACGCAGCCCGCGCGCGTACTTGCAAATCAGAACTTCAGCCAGATTCTGCAAAGCGCCTGTGATGAGCCGGATTTCCGCGATCATTACACCGTCGCGCTCAACTGGGATGGCCCACAGACCGGCAGTCAGGCGGATGAACTGGCCCACCGTCTGTTTGTAGGCGGTTATGACCTCTACCGGACCACCAGCAATCTCGATGACTCCGTCCTCAGTGCTCCGCTACGCGATCTCGCCGCCGAGGCTGCGAC